CAGGACCAGAGGCACGGCCACCAAAGGTCTTTAGTCTTGCACCACGTTCCCGCACACCGCTCGTGTCCCATCGAGGAATCTGACCAGCATACAGGCAAGCAATTAATTCACGAAGTGCCCTTGCCCATCCTGCTTTACTGTCATCAACTACGATAGTTGTACGGCTCTGCTCGAAATGTTCATTAACAAGGGGAAGCTTATCTGTCTCATTCTTTTCTACAGAGAAACCAACACCTGTACCATTCATTAGAATGTACAATGCCTCATCAAAGGCACGAATAGAATTAACAGGGAGGTAGCTGCAGTTGTAGCCTGCAACATTGCAGCGTTCTAGTGCTGGTCCTGCGGACATAAGCGCGCGCATGGAAGGCATAACAGACATCTCAAATACAGCATCACGAATAGCTTTCATATGCCCCTTATCATATGTCATTTCTTTACGTGTAAGCTTGTCAGCCATGTAGTCAAAGTACCGATCTACTGTCTCTGACCACACTTCACGACGACCGTCCTCTTCACGCCAACGAGCATAGCGTGAAAGAGCAATCATGTTTTGGTAGTCTGTTAATTCAAAGTTAGTATCCACTTTTGCCTCCCTTTATTGTTGCTTTAATACTAACTACGCTTGTGCCGTAAACCTCATCCATAACGTCTTGAAGTATCTCTTCAAGTTCAAGACTAGGGTCGCCGTCAGCAGGCATAGGAAATTCTTCTGTGTCAATGTCTAACGTAACGACGACCTTAGCCCTGATCATTTTATGCCGAGCCTTCTGTCTTTGTCATTAGGTTTAACATTAGTTGAGCAGCATCAACATTGCTGTCTTCTGTGCGAACGATGCTGTCTCCTATATACGATTCCAGCAATTCTCTAATGCTACTATTTTCTTCCATAGCTGGGAGGGAAGCAGCCATATACTCACAAAGTAATTCTAACTCGCCCTTATCTCTCTTAGACATATCATTATCACGTGAGTAGCTAACAGCAACCGTGACTTCCCCTGTCCATTGGTTATTTTCGTTAAGGGCTGGGGTTAGAATAATTGCAAAACTGTTGTCTGAAAACATAAAGTAACTCCTAATTAGGATTGATAACTCTGGTTAATTTAGGGGGCATGACTTTTCGTTTCTCTTTTAGCCATGCTTCGGGAATAACTCTGTCGGCAAATACTATATTCTTTTTTGCACACCACAGAGCGTAGGTAGTTTTAGAACTTTTGTATAACTTCTTTCTGCTGTTCTCAAATACCATACGAATGTCTAGATGGGGGTGCTGCTTTCTGATTTCAAGATGCTTCTTTCTATCATGGGCAGTCCACCTACCCTTTACTTCAATAATGATACCATTATCTAAAACAAAGTCAGGAGTGTAAGTACGTATTGATAAATCAATCCACTGTATTTTGATTGCCTCGTACCTAATCTCCTGACCTTGTTCTTCAATCTGTTCTGCTATATTAAGTTCTATTGCGCTCCTATACCCCTCTTTCTTTGCTTCAATAACTCGTTTTCTATTTGTCATGCTGCCGCTTGAGTAGCGTGTTCTTTCTTAAACCACTCTACAGGATCAAGGGAACTGATCTTCATATTGAAACAGTCTGCACGAACCGTGTAGTTATTACTTGGATCGTGCTCACCTTTCTTAAGAAAGATAGCTTCCTTAAAATAAACATCACGTTCTTTCATTCCAAGAAACCATCCTTTACTTTGATCAGATAACACACGAACAAAGGCGTAGTAATCACAGTCTTGCTTTCTAGTTAGGTTGGCAATGCTACAGTCATATTTTGCCAAAGGTTTCACTGTAGTTTTCTTTGTCTTAACATCAATGCGCTTACCATCAATAATAATATCGTAATCCATAGTATTACAATGATTACCACCTAGTACTTCAAGCGCAATGAGTTCGCCAAGAAAACCATACACATTACCCTGTCCTCGTGTAATGCTTCTGTTTAGTACGCCCATATCCTCTGACATTTCATGTGCAGTGTTACGCATATTATTTGTGATAGGTACCTCAATCATGGAAGATTGCGCCAGAAGTAAGAGAAGTTTGGAGTAAACTCTTTCATAGAAGTGTTTGTATATCCAAGCTTTTTCAGTTCTTCATTCAGAACCAGATCAGCTTCCTTACGAGCCTCCATTGCTGCACGAACTCCTGCAAGGCGTTTCTCACGTAGCTTCGTGCGAGCCTCTGTCAGTTCATTAGAAAGTTGTTCTACAGCACTCTGTAGTTCTTCAATAGTAAGATCATCATAGTTAGTCATTAACTTTCTCCATATCCAAATAATTAACAGTCGCCTTGTTCTTTGCTTGAGAAACTCTAGATGGCTCCTCTAAGATTGCACCATTCCAACAATCTCTTCGAAAGGAACAGAAACTGCAGTGCCGAGACAGAGTATAGTTACCTGTTGCTTTACCTCTAAAAGTTTCAGGTTCTGGTTCAAAGCAACGAACAAACTCATTTCGATTAAGTGTATCTACTGTGTGTTTAAGTTTTGAAATAACCTCGTCAACGTCACTTTCATATGCGACATACTTAAACTGTCCTGACGCTTGGTTTACAACCCACCAACCTCCTGCTGGTACGTTGGCACCCTTGCTATAGACAGCTAACTGCCCAATATAACCGAAAGGATCATCCTTTTCAAGGTTCTTTCCATCAGTAAACTTATTGTTGTATGACCACGGGCTTGTAGATTTAATGTCATCTACAACTCCATTAACAATAAGATCATACTCACCAGAGATTTCTTCGCTACCGATCTTAGTCTTAACTCTATCGTGTCCTTCGTAAGATACTCCTGATTCTGTTAACAGCCCCTTGAACAAAGCTTCAACCATGTCTCCGAACATCATACGCACTACAAAAGTAGTGGTTAGAGGCTCTGCTTTATCAGGCTTGTTCTTTTGATACCATAGCTGGCAAACAGGTCTGCCTACGTTGGAGGCACGGAGGGTGAAGCCCCCCGTGCTATCCTTACGCTCGCAGAATTGCCTACGTAAAGCTGCTTCAATATCAGAAGTGATCTGCTTAATCGTTTCTTCTGACATCTGCCGCTCCCCATGCGTAACTCCTTCAAGATACGCATGAACAGCAAGTTCTGCTACATTTTCCATAGTAGCTTACGCAACCTCTACATTATCACTAACATCAATGAAGCCCGTGATTGTGTCTTCATCTTCTGTAGTAAGTGTGGTTGTTGCCTTACTGTTGTGACGGTCACGAACCCACACATTCTGATTGCGAACCCAATCCTTGAAGTCAGAGAACATCTTCTGATCGTCCTCTGAAATAGAAAGGGTCTTCTGGAAATCAAGGTCAACCACAGGATAGTAAATCATGTTGCCGTTAGGCATCGCATCACCATGCGTGGTTAGTTCCAGCTTGTGCTGTGGAAGCAGACGACGATTGCTAATATACTTATCAAGCGCCTTACCTACTTCACGGAACGCATCCTTGTTATCAATGTCCCAGATGACAGGGGTTGGATCAACAGTGACAGGCTCACCGTCACTATCAAGAGCACCTTCCATCTCTACGATACCAAGCAGAGAGCGTACACGCTTAACTGACATGATCAGTTTCTGCTGGGCATCTGGAAGTTCACCCCAGTTCTTAATGTAACCAGACGGACGACCACAGTTAAAGCCACCATCAGTATCCATAAGATCGTCACGACCAAACTGAGACTGCCCTACCATGACACTCTTAACGAAGCGACCTTTGCGGCCTTGATCATCTGGCTTCATGTAGGGGATGTAGCGAGTGTACGAAAACTGCTGAAGGAACGGGCGGAAACTAATCTTCTCTGCGTAGAGGAAGTTTCCATCACGATCTTCAAGGCGATATGTTCCACCCGGAACTACCTCAACCTGACGGGTCTTACCTTTGACTTCCTCCGTACCCATAATGGACTTGTGCCAAATGCGTAGACGAGAAAGTGTGCTAGAACGGGCTGACTCCGTAGTCCCTACGGTTGTAGATAGGCCCATTGCTTCAGCCATGCTGTCAAAGTTATTGGTGTCTAGCTTAACGATGTTTGACATATATATTCTCCTGTAAAATTGTCAAAAAGGAATACCATTATACTGATTAGTTCAGTAGTTTCAAGTCATTTCTTGCATCTCCATCCAGTTTTTTCCAACCTTAGTTTCTACTTCAAGAGGAACGTGTAGCTTCATGTTAAACCTACCATAAATTTCTGATGGTAAAGTATCAACTGTGTCATTTATAACACTGAGCACAGCTTTTTCCTCTTGAGGGTACACATCAATCACTGCGTTGTCATGTACACTATTAACTAGAATACTGCGAAGATTTCTCAACCGCATGTTCTTCTCCAATAGGAGTAGTGTAGTCTGTACAATGTCAGTAGCAGCAGACTGTACTGGGTAGTTCTTTACCATTGTGAAACCCGTTATACCACCAGACGGTAGTCGCTTGGCATCTGGAAAAGCAAACTGTCTACCAGAGGGGGTAGTCACGTAGCCTTTCTCCATAACCTCTTTTGCCAGAGAGCCGTGCCACTGAGCAATGCCACGGTATTTCACAAGGAAGTTTTCATAGTACCGTGCTTCGGCAGGTGTTCTACCAAAGCCAGTAGCACCAAACAGAGGAGCAAACGTATGTTCCTTTGCTTGCTGTCTTGTAACAGGCTGCCCAGCCTCAGTGATAACGGAAGCAGTGTAGCTGTGAACATCAAAGTTGTTATTGATTTCATCAGTAGCTGTTTCATCACCACTAAGCTGTGCAGCAACACGAAACTCTAGCTGTGCAAAGTCAGCCTCAATTACAGAGCCACCGTCCCAACGGGAAACAAACACACGCTTGATAGGAAAGGTGTTTCCACGTGGCATGTTGTGAAGGTTAGGTGAGTCCGAAGCCAACCTACCAGTAGATGTTCTGTGCTGTGTCATTCTAACGTGCAGTCTCTTGTCTGACTTAGTGAAAGTATTGATACCATCAACAAAGGCAGATATGTAAGTGTCAAGCGCAGATAACCTACGAACCTTTGAAAGAAAGTCCGTAGCTTCATGCATGTTGTTGCTCATAGCAATCTTTTCCAGATACGTTAGAGTCTTTTTGTCAGTCTTGAATCCATGAGCCGCAACAAAAGATGCAGACCTAACATTAAACTTAAGACCTGCAACCTTCTGGGTATCTACAAAGACGACACCCTTTGTATCACACTCCTTACACTTACGTCTAGCCTTGCCTAAGCTACCATCCTTCTTACGGGCAATGGTATAGCCATGACCAAAACATGCTTTACACTGAAACATAGAAGTCTGATATACAAGATTGCTATTGGCCTTTACAGCAGCATCAACCTTTGGTTTCTTCATGTATCTACTGAAGTGTGTAGGCCATGTGGCTTTATCTTTAGGCTTACGACTGTAGATAACAGTGCTAAGTTGTTCTGGAGAGGACAGATTGATAGGAGTATCACCCATTAACTTCTGTACTTGTAGTTTCAGTTCCTCAACTATCGTATCACGCTCATTCGTAAACTCCTCACGCACTTGCTCAAGAGCAGCACGATCAACGGTAAACCCACGCTGATAGATACGAGTAAGAAGTACACACATCTCGTTAGTCAACTGAAGAATAGGTTCAAGCGAACCGTACTGTTCCTCAAACATCTTACGGCGCAGGTTACTTGCCAGTTCCTGTGTAGTACGAACGTCTTGCATACAATACTGCAACAGTTCATCTTTAGGAATAGCGTCAACTGGTATACCCTTACCTAAGTACTCAGTAAGAGTTGACATCTTCTGATTAGATTGCTGATACCTTTCAGCTACTGCCTCAAGAGACAACGGCTGCTTGACGCCACGCTGTAAAACATAATCAACAAGCATAGTATCAAACACAGGACCATCGTAATTAAAACCACACTCCCACAGCCAGACCAACTCATGCTGTGCATTGTGACAGATAAGAACAGTAGCCCTATCAAGCAACTCTTGTAGTGCAGTGTGATCGTTTGGAGATACAACTTCCGTATGGTTAAACCAAAAGCTGTGCTCTTCTCCTGTGTCTTCCTTAGCACATACAAGGACCAGTGCATTACCCTCAGTGAATGGGTCAAGCAACAGCTTGCCATCAGGCAACTTTTGAGTTGTGTTCTCAAGGTCAATAGTTAGTTTCATGCTTCATACCTAGCTGTTAGCGGATCAAGAACAGTTGTAACCTTTCCATGCCGCCCTGTCAATTTGTTTTTGACAATACACCAGTGACGAGTCCAATCTTCATCCTCTTGCCCATCGAACGTAGGGTTAGTAGTAATACAAACCAAGAGGTCGGCTTCGGATGCCTTGCCTGTTTTTGAACCTTCAAGCATAGACATGTTAGCATTCACTTTACCTTCTGCCTCTGCCGATAGCTGAGACATAGCAAAGATAGCAGTGTTATATTCCTTAGCTACAATACGTAAACGAATGTAGGTTGCCTTAAGCTGCTCGTGCCCAGCCGTAAATGAACCACCGGGCAGAAACTTATCTGCCATATCAGCGATAAGAACATCAGGCTTGTATGCTTTAACTGCACCTTCAAGCCTGTCCATGTCCCATCCTGTAGCGTCAGCGATGTACAGATTGTTACGCATGTTACCCAAGCGTTGATCAGCCTTGTCTTTGTTGTTGCGTATGTCATGTAGTGACATGCCACAACATGCAGTAAGATACCTACCTGCAACTCGTGTCGCACGTTCCTCGTTCGCAAGCACCATGACACGAGCACCCTGTGCCAGAAAACCGTTTGGCCCTGCACACAAGCTGGCATGGCTGCTGGTCTTACCTGAGTTAGGTCTGGCTGCTGCAACGATTAGCTGCCCAGCGTTAATGCCGGGAACCATAGCTGCCACAGAGGGAATGTTGATAGTCCATTTGAACTCAAGATCATTCTGTGTAAGCAGATAGTCTATGTCGATAGGCTCGAAGTCAACACGTAGAGTAGGAGTGAAGTTGTCCTCGTGCCTATCAATAAACTCCCTTACATAGTGTAAAGAAGTGTACTCACCATTTGCAATCTTAAACGCCATGTCTGCCAGTTCATCTGCAGACGACTCACGATTAAGCTGCGTTAGTACGTCATGTGCAATCTCCTTAGAAAGAGGAGCCTGCTTTTCAATTCTAGTAAAGATACTGCGATACACATCTTTCTGTGCAGAAGTAAGAGAAGGATGTGCGGCAAAGAACAACGCCTCCAGATCATCATGCCCTAAGTCCTTGCTGTACTTGAACATTGCCTCGTCAAGAGTACGCTTGATTGCCTTAGTTTCTTTTGATCTGAATACAGTCTCCCTTGCAAACACCTTGTTGGTGTCATAGAACTCCTTGTTCAGGAGGGTTTTAATTAATGCTAGTTCCATACTCATTAGTTATCTTCCTCAAGTGATTTATATCCAAAGGCAGTTTGTATTTTAGATCGTCATGCAAGTTCATGGCGTACACATATGGAAAATAGCTACGTAGTTCCGATGTTATTTTCAGTGTCTTTTTTCTTGCATCTGGATCAAGTGCGACAACTATCCTAGAGTATGGTTTCAGAAAATCAATATGCTCGTCAAGTAAATTAGTACCGAGCAAAGCAAAACCTGTGATATTTTCCATCTCACCAACGACACTGGCAGAGATACAATCCTCGACAACAACAGCGAGGTTGCCGTCGCCATGTGTGTAGGGAACAGATGTATCCGCATACCTTTTCCATTTAGGGGTTTGGTTTCTTGCAACACATCTACCAGCCGCATCAACAACTTTTCTATCCTTCTTTATTAGAAACACAGCACGATCTTCCTTAACATCGTACCTTGTGTCTACTCTGTGTGGGCTTAAGCCATAGTTGCTCAACCACGAGTTAAGCTTGGGGTGGGCACGAGTCCAATGGTCCGGCTCATGAAGAACAGCATAGCCTCTATTGTCTTTAGACGAGCGCAATGCAGTAATGTCTTCAAGAGTAATGGACCTAGCTGACTTGCCCGAAATCTCACATGAATTTTTGTAGCAGTTAAAAATTATACCACCGACACTGCGAGTTGCAGTAAAGGTGTTCTTACCCTGACATACCGGACAATCTCCTCTGTAGGTTTCATCAATACCAAGATCAAGCTGATCAATGAAAGGTTTCAAGTTCATGCTTTACCTATAACTAAAGTGAAACATAAAACCACTTAGATAGATAACAAGCATTGCTGTGTTTAACACAATCAATGCACGATCAAACCACAACAGACCAACTAGTAACCACAGTGCAATACCAATCATCATAATGAAATAATTGTACGGCACAATCTCAAACGAGTTGCAGACTGCTCCAAAGATAACGGTAATAGTTGCAACCCATTTGATATACCAGCTTATGTCGTGGGTTGGTGTTTTCTTTTCCATACTTCCTCCTTATCATCCAACTGGAAGTTTCGTTTAGCTGCGGCATTACGTGCTTGCTCTACACTGATACGTGTGTATGGCGTTAGACTGTTTCTACTTTTGTGTCCACTAAAGGACATAAGTTCGTTGTCTGTAGCACCATGATTAGCCAGATCAGTAAGAACTGTACGTCGAATATCCCTGAACTGTAGTTCATCAGGGACGCCAGCAGCCCTAGCTAACTCTCTAAATACCTGTCGTAAGTTTGCCTCCTCATATGGTTTCATTGTATGTGGATTAGGTACAACCCACTCTTGTGATCCATAGTATTCTCTCTGATCCAGAAGCATACGCTTAAGGTTATCAGAGAACGGAATACCGGGGATATGCTCCCTAGTCTTTTCAATGGACTTTCTAACATACAACTGTTGTTCAAAATCAAAATTGATCCATTGTACTAGTCGCATATCCCCGGCCCGCTGGCCCAACTCCGCATTAATGCGAACGAGTAGGCCAATGTTACGCCACTTACTTTCGCTGAAAGCAACTTCAAGTATACGCTCAAAGTCTTCACGTGTCCAGACAGTTCTACGTGGTGCAACCTGCATGCGTTCAACTAATGACCAAGGATTACCGGTTAAAAAATCGTGTTTAATCAACACGTTCCATGCTCTTACTGCAACCTGCACGATATAGTTTGCATTACGTACTCCTTCTCCCTGTGCATCCTCAATCATTTTGTAATACAGTACCTGACAGGTAGAAACTTTCAGTTCATTAAGTTGAAACTCCCCTACTCTTTTACCGTCATGCGTTATATCTGACAGTCGTCTGAGCAGGTATTCGTATTGACGCCGAGTGGCATCGCGCCTAATTGAAATTGTAAACTGTGGTGACTGAACATAGAAGTCAATCAGATCATCTATCGTATTAGGAGTCGTGCTGTTCATAACTTTCAATCAGCCTGTCTAAATACCATCGAGCCTTCTTCAAGTCTTCAAGAGGCTTACCCTTATATAGGTAGCGCCAGACGTACTTCAATACATTGCCTTTAAGATATCCTCGAAACTCTACCTCAGTCATTGAGGCATCAATAGCTTCAATGCATTCTACCTTGCCGTTGTTGTAATGCGCTGGTTTATTCACTGTGTCTATCATATCTAAATCCTAACACACTATGGT